GGGAGCAGTTTATTGAGGCTTTGGAGAATGATTTGAAGAATCGCATGAAAGATGGCGATGCTCTTGATGGATGGCTTGATGAGTACGCGAGTGCTTTGTGCAAGGAGAAGGGTTACGCCCAAATAGGCACAGAGGACATTATGCGTGTTTATGCTCAAGCAGGATCCGACCCAGTTGTAGCCCCTAAGTATAACTTAGGCGAGTTCCTGGATTGGATTAGTGTTTTGGAGAAGAACCCGATCGATGGTGATGATGAGCGTTGTAGCCGATACAGTATTATTGCTGCATTCGAGAAAGCCGAGATGAACGGAGATCCCTATGCGACTAACCTAGCAGGCTATAGACCGATCATGATGGATGAGGACGTGTTCAGACTCTTGCTCATAGCCTTTATGAGAGAGAAGGATGGCTTTAAATCAAGAGTCGAATCGAAATTGAAGATGTGTAAAGCTGTGTGCGACGACGTCTATGAGAGGCTGCCGGATGTTGTGAGATCCGTGTATACGACTGTTAAAAGTTTTGTACTAGGATTTGTGAATGGTGTGTTCTCTTTTGCTAAAGAGAACAAAGTGTTAGCTGCCTTGATGATCGGCGTACCAGCGTTGATTGCAATGATGAGATCGAAGAAGAACGAGAATGTTGCTGAGAGTGACCCACGTGTTCTGCAACCGCGCTCTAGACCCGGTGTTAAAGCTGTGTCTAAAGCGCGTGTTGTCAGAGCCGGAGCGGAACTCGGACAGAGCATGAACCAACTCAATGTCATTGACATTGTGAGACGAGGACAATATCTTGTGTGTGCTGATTACGGAGGTGATGACGGAACTGAATTGACTTTGGGTTGTATGACTCAAATTGTTGGCACTGTTTTTATGATGCCAGCCCATTTCCTGATTTACCTTAGAGATCGCCCCCCCAAGACTATTTTATTTAAGCATTCGACCAACGACAAGATTGTGATTAGACGCGACTTTGCTAATTTGTTTAAGAACGAGGTTTATGTGGAACATTATATCTCGGAAGACCAAGTGGGCGGAATGGATGTTGTGTTCTTCGTGATCCCTGAGTTCATGAGAGCGAAGGACATAACAAAACATTTTGCCACAGAAGCCGATCTTGCGAAAATGTCAGACAGGAACATTATGGGAACGTTGTCTGGCATTGACGCAAGTAAGAATGGACCCACATTTACGACCGCGACCGGAGAGTGCAAGTTGCTTTTGAACAATCACCTTGACTATGTGATGGACGGAGAGAAGAAGCGAGAAGTTGTGTCAACATCGATTTGCCAGTACCGCATCCCAACGAAATTTGGAGATTGCGGAAAAATAGTGACACTCAACACGGATGCCATCCAGGGAAGAATTGTAGGCATACACGTCAGTGGAACTGTGACCGGCTGGAATTACGCTCAAGTAATCAGCCAGGAAACTATCATGACTGTGTTAGCCGAGATGCCCAAGATGGCCCAAATTGGATTGTCCTTAGATTCTGTGTTAGAAGGTGAAGGAGAACCGATTGATGCGGGTTTTATTCACCTAGGAAAGATCAAAGTGCCAGTTACACAGAGTACGAGGACGTGCATTGGCCCCAGCAAATTGCACAACAAGATATCGCCAGCGACTACGAAACCTGCGATGTTAAAACCGAC